GGTCCTTTAAACGCATCTTCATAATCGAGAGTGCCAATCCTGAAAGACTTTCCTTTGCTATTTGTATATGTATTACCAGAAGGTATTTTATAGCCTCGGGATTGCCAATATGCTGTTAATTCCGGCGGGCGCTGTGAAGGTTTAATGTCTAAGAATGTCGTGTAGTCAGTATTTGGCCCGCCATACACCGTTACACCAGTTGAAAGCATTGAGCCTGTCACTGGTCCGATTTGATTGCGCATTGCATACGCGCGAACAATGTCACCTGAACGGCCAAGCGATATTCCGATATTATTACATCTGTTATTATAATCGGTTTTGATTTCTTCATTCCATTGAAGATTATGAGTATTCAATTCAATACCAACACTCGTCTTAAATTCAGAAGCAAATCGCGCATCATCGGCATTTGACTTCGACTTCATTAACTTATCATGATATGCAAGAGCAATTGTATTTACCGATGTTATCATTGAAACATATGAAGAGTCGCCTGTCTTTGATGTATCCTTGCCGGTGTAATTCTTGATTTCGAACATTAAACCATCATAATCATTCTTAGCTGTTATTACTTGAGTATTAACGGTTGCACCCGGATGTGTTGGCGGTGACGCCATCGGGATAATTGCTGGTGAAGATATCCCATTGCTGAGAATCGCACCATTTGCAGTATAGTTTGGCGCGGAACAAATATCAAGAACATCAAGATTGTTAATCATATCTGTTATATTATTCACCGCCCCTCCAAATTTAGTTAAAATTTCCTGAACCTTTTTGACCTTCGCTAATCCTTGTAAACCTTTTGCGATTGCTATTTCTGTGAGAAGATCTCTTTCCTTAATGAGCTTGGCAACATTAATGACTTCTTGTAATGTGCTAGCATATGCTTGAACTTGGCCGAGTTTCGAAACTACATCTTTTGCAGTTGAATTATTTGTAAGTAATTCCATTGCCTTTTCTTGAGCTTTAGCCATAATGCGATCCTCAAGATTCATTACACAATCGAACAAATTTGCGGCTGGCTCCAAGTTAAGCGCTAAATTCGCTTTAACCATGACAGCACTAATGTTAGTCATGCTGTCAACAGTCATTGCTGTATTAGCATTCGAAACATTCAATAAGTTTGCTGGATCTGCTAACGTGCCAACTAAAGATATTCCCGTTGGATCGGATGATAACTTTGATTTATTAAACGTGTTTTTAACTGATTCTGTCAGCGAAGATAGTTGGGTGTTTGCCATATGAAATTATGGAGTTGGAGGTAATGTAACCGAATTGGTTTCAACGTGAACGTGATTAACAAGAGAGATTGATGCGCCAATAACATCTATATCAGATGTCACTGTTCCTTTTACACTAGCTTGTCCTGTTACATTTACATTTTCATCGACTGTAAGATCGCCTGCTTCAAGATGCATATCAGATGGAGCGTTTACAATAACTCCTCCCCCAGACGCTAAGTTTAAGTTTGCACCGCTAGCAACGGTCGCGTCTCCTCCTGCAGCCATGATTGATTTTCCGCTAACTGAGTTAACATAATTGCCCATGACAGTAGAAGTGGAATCACTGGACACAACAGTTTGCATTTTTTCACCAACTGTTAAACTCTTTGATCCCATAATCTTTTCCTGATGAGCTCCGTGTACCGTTGAAATGACATTACCTGACACGTTTGTTCCAATGTCGCCGACGATGTCAGCCGCAATTCCGCCGCCATTAATCTTAGTATTAATCTTACCATCAACTTTTAAGTTGACATCCTTCTTTACATATAAATTGTAATTACCTTCAACCACTGTTTCACAATCACCCATGACAGTGATAGATGCATTACCGCCGATGAAGATGTGTCCATCTTGAATGATGGTGACCCAATCACTACCGACAATCGTTAAAGTACGTCCGCCGTCTGCGCTGTAAGTATCACATGTTCCGCTCTTGTGTTGGCGATGAATTCGTTCGGCTCCAAGAGTATCGTCTACTTCATGAATGTGTCCGCTGCGTGACTTTTGTACTGAGTTAAACGGGTAAATGGATTCACCACCTTGTAACGGCGGGCTCCACGAATTAGATGAAATTGGAAGAATGTCTGCCATAATAGTATTTAGTGATTAAGCTGCAATGATAGAAGCATTCTTGGATATAGTGATAGCGCTTTGTACACTAGTTCTAATATTTCGATTTTTTTCAAAGACGCCCCATCCAACTCCTTTCCCTCCACCTGATGTATTGCCATCTATAGTTTTAAAAGATCCTGAAGCGTCACTGTCGGTTGATGCAATACCAATATGACTATATGAAAAGATGACTATATCTCCAGCTTTAATGTACCTTGGGTTTTCGCGAAGTTGCGCATATGATTTGCCTTTAGCCCATTTCTCCCATTCAAAGACCGCTGCCGATTTAGGTCTTTCAGCCTCAGATAATACGCCTGCTTGCTGTACACACCATGCTATAAATGCAGCACACCATTTTCCTTTTTCTCCACCATATCCACCTGGGTATTCGGTTGCACTCCAAAACTTTTTAATGTCTGCTCCGTTATTGGAGCCTGGCGGCTGTTCTCTAACATGCAGTTGACTACGTGCAACATTTACAACATTAATCATTCCGCCATTTGGGACAAACTGAGCTTGAGGTTGATCAAACGAAGTCGATAAACCATTAGAATTCATATATGATCCATTAACTGCGTTTGCGGCTCCAAAGCTATTAGCAACGGTTCCAGCTGTCGAGGATGTTGCGGTTCCAGCTTCAGGCGGTATGTCATTTCCTATAAAGCCATCAAGCACTCCGTGTGGATCGCCAAACCCAATGTTTCCAGTCACGTCATATCCAACGTCATACCCACTTGCAGACGTAATTGTTCCCATGATCACTGGATCTTGTAACTCGGCACCATCACGGAAGAAACCAAATACCCATGTGTTAGGGATTAACGCCGTCGCGCTTAAACCGATACCAGCAACACTTGCGGACGTTGTCGGCAACATAACAGTTGCAAGAGGTAAGTCCTGCGTTGGCAGCTTATTACGATCAGGCGTATGATACCCAAGGCAGCGAACACGTACACGACCTTGGCCTTGAGGATCATTGATGTCCTCAACTACTCCTACATACCAATCATTAATTCTCATGTGTTATCTCTAATTATTTTAGCACGTGTTAAGTAATATCCGTTTTCGAAAGTGTGTACTGCTACCGCTACAATGTAACTACCACTTAACGAGTAGTCTTTATCATCAGTTTCGTCTGGAGTACCTTTTTGCTTTTCGTAAAATTTCTTAATGTTTGCTGACTTTGGAATTTCAATATTGATCTTTCTTCCGGGATTCAACCCAAAGTCTCCAAATACAACAATTTCGTGTGATTGTGAATCAATATTTGCAAGGTATGACTTGGCTGCAGACGATTGCTGTTCAAGAACGCTCGACGCATTATTACTACCAGCTTGAGCCGCAACCTCGGTGATGTTTGCGTCAACAGCTCTGTTTAGTTCAAGAGGAGCTTTAATTTCCTTTAGGCCACTTAAGAACCCAAACGCTTGGCCCCATTCCGTAAACTTGTAATTCGACAACGTTCGCGCCATACGGTTTTTTCGCACCTGTTCATCTTTGTCGATATTAAAGATACGATCAACAAATGTCTTAGTACCAAAATCTGTTATTTGCGTCGTGTTAGCAAATCCACCACGTGATGCCTGTGCTAACTTATCAAGCTTAATGTTTGAATTGACGCTTAAGATACGCGCCATGTTTTCAGCATATGCATCTTGAGTCAATGGAGTCGACTCAACGTATTGCTTTAATTTGTAAGTAAAATCATTGTTAGGATAACGATTGTCATTATCAATCATTGCTGACCAAGACTTATACACAACCTTATTTTCACTTATTGTCGTGTAAACATAAAACGGAGCGCCTTTTGGATCAAACGATTTTTGACGAAGCCACTCAATTGCCTTAAGAGGTGTTTGAACTGTCACGACACCATCAAATTGTGTAACACATGCATATCGGCTCTTGGGTAACGTAATCTTATCAGGCTTTACATTTAAGCTTTCATTGAAGATCTTGCTAATGTTATCTATCGTATTACCATGTACACTATGAGAGATTCTTTGAAGATTGCTTAAATAAGCATAATCAGAAATTGCGATCAAGTTATATTCCTGAGCGTCAAGTGTTTCATTTGACTTAACGTAGTTTGGGTACTCTTTAACCGTAAGATATAAATCAATCGTTTTTGGAACTCTCCACTTACTTGAAGGTAATTGCATTTCTTCGTTGTCAGGTCCTTCAACTTTTCTTAAAACTAACTTAATAATTTCTTGACCGCTTAACGCAAATTCCTCAAAGAAATTGATCGTATCACGTATGCGAGCGTTAAAGACAACAATAGGAGAATAGATTTCTTCAGTTATTGTAAAACCGACAACAAGACCGCGAATATCCATCGTTCTACCTTGTTGATTAGAGATGATGAATTTTTCAACCTTATATGAAGAAGGTATCTGCGCTGCATCATTGCTTAACCCGCGAGGTGTGTTTTGCGAGTTAAGATCATACGTGTTATATTGTTCATTATCCATTATTTAGCGCAGTGAAGTATGATTCAGTAAATCTCGCAATGTTAGCCGGATTAATAACCGAAATATTTCGTTTTTGGGTATTCTTAATTTCCTCCATCTCTTCATATGTGATGCGATTAACATTAGTGTATATGTTATCACCTGCAATAACATCATATGTCGATAATGAAGTTGGTTCTTCATTGATGTATGTATAAAACTGGTATGTTGCGTTTTTCATTAGCTCATGATTAAGATCATTGCCAGAACTGTCAACTGCTACATTGTAATAATACTGCATAGCATCTTCATCATCGGTTGATTGGTATGCAGAGTTAACTTGTAATGCAAAAGCCTCATTTGGTCCATCGACATAATCTTTGCTATCATTTGGGTGGTTAACAAACTGTATTGAAACTATACGATATGAATCAAGCTTTATGAAGTCAGATATACTTATGTCAACTGGATCATATTCATTTCGTTCTGCTTCAGTGTAAAAGTTAAAAATTGGATTAGCTCTTTCAACAATCATCTGACAAGATAGAGTATCGTAACTAATGATTTTACGATATGCAATTCCGTTTTCAGTCTCAGCTGCAAGGTATAAAGAATCTATGTACTCAGTTGTGAATGGGACATATGAAAGGTTTGTGTACGGTGAGGTTGGATCAAACGTTATACATGCATACTTTCCATACTTCAATGATATGTAATTGTCAAGTTCATTTTGAGAAAGAGGCCATTCGGAAATGCCTTTTCGTAGATGATCATTAATTGTAAAAAATGTCCAGTGGTATGCTGTCGTTCCATACAACATATGCGACGTGATGTCAGGTCTTTCTCCATCACCAATCGTATAATTCATATACGATATGTTCTTAATTAGATTTGCGTTTCTAACTTTAAAGTTAGGCGTAAAGTCAGTCATCAGTGAAGATACACCATCACCTAACGTATCATATCGGACTGTTGGAAAGCTACGGAAGTATTTCATTTAGTTTGTTCTTCTGGTGTTTTTGTTGAAAGATTGGTTGTTCCACTATTTGCAAACAACGGTTCAGTTTCACCCAACACTTTATACCCATCTCGATTTCCTGGAGGAATATTGATAAATGCGTTTGTATCAAGGTTGCGAATATCTTGATGACGCAATGCTCGGGTTTCTTTAAACGATACGCTAATTTCACATTCAATTGGAGCACCGTCAGTATGCCAAAGATTAGCCGATCCGTTGTATGATACACTGAGAGCAGTCAAGTAGCATTCCCAAATCTTAGGAAGGTAACTAATATCATTATTACCCATCATAAAGCGAATTGTCCATGTAGGCGGATATTTCAGCGCTAGGCGGTCTGCCTCTGGATATAGCCCATTACGAAACGCAGTACCGATGTTGCGAATGATTTCAGATTCTTTCTTCGATGAACCAACAAGCTTAAATTTGAAACCAAATGAACGAGTAGAAACTCCAGTAAATTCAGTCACAATGTGTTTGTTTGTCGTCATCTTCATTGCAATGCCAACACCAGATTTGATATTATCTCCAAGCTTAGAGTTAGAAATTGCGGCAATTGCAGCACTTCCAAATTTGTTTTTTAGGGAATCAATTCCGCCATCTCCAATATCTCCAATAATTCCAGCTGCTTTAGACGCAATATCACTCGCTTCCATGCCAGTTTTTACAACAGCTGCGGTCGCTGCGCCAGCATATCCAAGTGCAGCATCATCATAACTTGCACCATCCGAAAACTCAATACCCTGAGGAATTGGAAAACCAATGTATTGTGAGTCCCCATTTGCAACTCGAGATGCGCACGTGAACATAATGATTGGTCGGTTGACGCTTATTGCGTCTGGAGTCTTCGAAGGATCAGACCCCATGTCAATCGGATAGAATAACGTGTTGCCAGGAACACCCCACTCTTTCATTGGCACAGCCGACGGAATTACTGGTGAATAGATAAGTTCCATATAAATACTATGAATCTATTTATATGGCGTACCGCGGAACATATCGAGTCAAGAACCCAGGTAAGTATGATGGCGATCATACAAAGGTTACCTATCGCTCGCTTTGGGAACGACAAGTGTTCCGTTGGCTAGACGAGAATGATAACGTCAAAAAGTGGAACAGCGAAGAAACAATCATACCTTATCGTTGCAAGACAGATAACAAAATCCATCGTTACTTTGTTGATCTAAAGGTTACATTCAAGACAGGGCAGACCTACTTCATTGAGATCAAACCTGAAAAGGAAACAAAAGAACCTCGCCCACGTAGTCGCAAAACACCAGCTTACATAAAGGAGGTTATGACATACGTCAAGAATATCTCAAAGTGGGAAGCTGCAACTGAATATGCAAAGGATCGTAACTGCATCTTCGAGGTGTGGACCGAAAAGACTATCAAGTCGCTTGGAATTAAGCTGTTGACATGACACATATAAATAGCAGATATGGCTTCTATATTTGCTAAGATCCAAGATCGTGCTGAGCGCGCTGGAATAGTACCATACACTGAAAAGTCTCGTAAGTGGTTTACTCAGAGACTACGTAAGATGTCAAATGTCGGCTCACAACGAGTATTGACAGATGATAGATTGACACGTCGCAAGAAGCCTTTAATTGGTCGCATGTTTATGTTCCTGTATGATCCAAAAGGAAAGGATACATTACCATACTATGACCGCTTTCCTTTAATCCTTATGGTGGGTCCAGCTGAAAATGGGTTCTATGGACTTAACCTACATTACCTTTCGCCACGTGCACGCGCAGTTTTCTTTGATGAACTGCAGTCGTTTCTCAACAATGACAAGATGGACGAGTCGACTCGATTTCGTTTAGCATATAGTACGCTATCACGCGTGAGTAAGCTACGAGCTTTTGCTCCTTGCTTTAAACACTACCTCTACTCACATGTGGTAAGTCATACTGTAGAGATTCCTCCATCCGAATGGGAGATTGCATTATTCATGCCAACTGAAGATTTTGTTGGTGCAAAGAATCGCAGCGTTTGGAATACTTCTAAAAATTTAGCATTATAATATGGCAACAATCAACGACATAAAAGGAGTAATTAGTAAACGCGGCGGATTAGCACGGCCTAACCGATTCAAAGTCGACTTCACTGGACTACTAGCAGGTCCTGTGACCATACCAGGTTTAGACGTAAGCACAATTAAAGATTTAAACTTCTTAGTTGATAACATCAGTATTCCAGGCCGAGCCATCAATACGTTTGAGTATGCAATTTGGAATCATTCAATTAAGGTTCCAATTGGTTATGATGAAGATGATATCGAAATCGTGTTTAACTTAACAAACGATTTCATGCCAAAGAAGATCATTGATGCATGGTCTGCAATCATTATCAACCAAAGCAGTTACCTAGCTGAATATGATGAAGCATATAAAAGAGACATCATCATTTGGCAGCTTGATGAAAATGACAACATTAAGTATGGAGTAAAACTGCTGGGAGCATATCCACTTGCGTCCAAAGGATTGTTCTTAGACAACAGTGCCGAATCAGCAATATCTCGTTTCAGTTGCACTCTAACCTTTAATCGCTTTCAAGTTGAGCCAATTCCAAATTAATGAATATATAGATTTATGAGTTTACCAATTATTGCATCTCCTAAGTACACCATTGAAATTCCTTCAACTGGTACAGCCGCCGAATATCGCCCATTCTTAGTTAAAGAAGAAAAGGTATTGCTTATTGCTCAAGAAAGTCAAGACCAAGGGCAAATTATGAATGCCATTAAAGATGTCATTCGTGCGTGTACATACAATAAAGTCGATGTTGATAATCTTACATCGTATGATCTTGAATACCTTTTCATTAAGTTACGCTCAAAGAGTGTTGGTGAAATTTCAACGGTTGGACTTAAATGTACAGAATGTGATTCTCAAAACGAGATTGACATTAATCTTGATGAAATCAAAGTTATGGGTTCAGCTCCAGATGGTCGCGTTCAACTTACCGATACTGTTGGAGTAAACATGAAACCGATGAGTGTCAAGGACATGAGTAAAATTGCATCTAAGAAGGACATGTCAACTGCTGATCAAATGACTGAATCTGTTATTGCATGTATTGATAGCATCTATGATGAAAACAAAGTTTATCCAAAAACAAGTTACAGTCGATCTGATATGGAGACCTTTGTTAATTCTCTAGCGCGTTTACAGATGCAAAAGATTGAGGCATTCATCACTAACCTTCCAAAGGTTGAACATACAATCAAATTCAAATGCAGCAAATGTTCATGTGAAAATGAACAGTCTCTTAGCGGCATAAGATCTTTTTTCTCATAAGTCTCTCCCATGAGTCATTGGTTAATCTGTACAAGACTAACTTTGCACTTATGTATCATCATAAGTATAGCATATCAGAAATTGAAGATATGCTACCATGGGAGAGAGAAATTTACATTTCGTTATTAGCTGACCAAATTAAGAAAGAAAACCAAGAACGAAATAACAAACAAAACCACCTTTAATATATGCCAGAAACATCCCAGGAAATGACCAACATCCTGCAGCAAATGTTCAGTAATCAAACTGACATTGCTGCAGCTGTCGAGCTAGTCACATATGAAGTAGGCAATACGCTGACTCCTTTAAGGGACTCATCGATTATGTCTGAGCTTTTCCTTGAGGAAATATCCAAACTAATGGGTATCATGGTCAAAGGAATTGACACTCTGGCAAAAAACAAAGGAGGGGCGCCTGGTGGTGGCAATAGCAGTCAGTCAATCATACCTTCAGCTAGTGATATTGTTAAGTCAATTACTTTTGGCGTTTTCCCAAAAGTAGTTAAGGCATATGCAAAGGGCATGCGCAATTTGATTACGGAATTGTCAGATATCAATGATGTATCACTCGAAAAACTAAAGACATTCTCAGAAGCATCAAAGGCAATATCTGAATTTGCAAAGATCAGAGTTAGCGGAGTAATTAAAGCTGGAGTAGCATCACGTCTACTAGGGGGAAGCATAAAAAGTTTTGTTGAAACTCTAAGTAAATTGAGTGATGCCAGTGTTAAAAAGCTGTCTGCATTAGCTGAAGCATTTTCTGATTTCAATAAGGTAGAGGCGGGTCCAATGCTGAAATTTGGATTGGCTTTAATCTTCATAAGAAAGCCACTAACGGATTTCATCGATGCAATCAATAATACAACAGTTGGTAATTTTGTAAAATCCGCCGATAATATCTCAAAGGGTGTTACTAAACTTGGTAAGGCTGATGTATCATCTCTAACAAAACTTGGTAACACTATTCTAAAAGTAGGAGGAGGCTTTATCCTATTTGCCGGTGGACTGTTTGTTCTTGGAAAATCTCTTAAGACATTCTCAGAAGTTAAGTGGGAAGATTTAGGTAAGGCCGGTCTTGTGATTGGTGGAATTGTTGCAGCAACATACGGTTTATCAAAAATACAGGGGTCATTGCTAAAGAGTGCATTAGGAATTGCTGCAATGGGTGCAGCTTTGGCAGTAACTGCAATTGCGCTTCGTACATTTGAATCTGTTAAGTGGGAAGATTTAGGTAAGGCGACAGTTGCACTTGGCGGACTAGCATTGCTTGGCACTTTCTTAGGGAAGTCAATGGCAACGATCGCAAAAGGAGCATTGGCTATAGGATTACTTGGAGCTTCGCTAATTCCATTAGCATTTGGTCTTAACCTTCTAAAAGATGTCTCATGGAAATCTTTAGGTATAGCTGCTGTTGCATTAGTTGGCCTAACGTTAGCCGCTGCTGGATTAGGCGCATTGTTAATGGGACCACAAGCCGCATTGTTTGCAGCAGGAGTACTTGCAATTGCTGCACTTGGTGCTGCATTGATACCTTTGGCTTATGGACTAAATGTTCTAAGTAAGGTTGACATGAAAGCATTTGAAGGTCTAACCGGTGTAGCAGCATCTTTGGCTAAAGCATCGCTGCTCCTATTACTGGCAGCTCCTGGAATGACTCTGGCAGGCGCAGCGATGCTACCTCTATCAGCTGGATTGACTCTATTGAAATTAGCAATAGGAGATGATAACAAAATTGGAGAATTCTTCGATTCATTTAGTGAAAGAATTTCTAAGCTTGACGGGGGAATGTTATTTGGTATCGCCGGAGGTATTGCTGCAATAGGAGCAGCAATTGCTGGGTTTGGTGTTGGTGAAGCAGCAGCTGGCTTAGGTAATTTTATCGGCAAGCTTCTATCATTTGGAGCAGATAGTCCGCTTGAAAAGCTGATGAAGCTGTCAAAGGAAGGATATAATCTAATTGGTATTGGTCAGTCTATCAAGGCTATGGGCGAAGGAATGAAGTACATATCTGATTTGAATACTGATTGGGCTTCATTTGGTAGCTTCCCTTGGGATAAGATTGAGGAACTTAAGGACTTCAAAACTCCGATTCAAATCATTGCATCCAATTCGCCTGCTGCGGCCGCATCTAACGGGCTCAGCACAGTAACTCCATCTCCAGCTGATACCGTATCAGCAATCAATAGTCCAGGTAATTCAGGTGGTGGAATGATGGTTGTCAACAATGTCAGCCGTGGAGGAGACGTACACAATGTCTCGAACAGCAACGTCAATCAAAACTTAAATGGCGCCGCTGGTCCAATTCTGACCGGCAGCGCCATGGGGTTATATGCTTACTAAGCAGATGCGGTATTAACCACGTGCAAGCTTAGCAAAGTAGCTGATGTCATCATCGTCTCCTTCGGATGATGTACCGCCGTCAGACGTGAATGGAATGTCATCATTGACATCGTCATATGAGCTACCAGCTGCTGGTGCTGCTTGTGCTTCAACGGCACGACCAACATTAACTTCAGCAACTGCAGTATGTGCAGTTGAGGCTGATCCATTAACTGCTTCTTCGCCAAGAACCTCGATGAGCTTCTTCTTGAGTTCAGTGTAGGACTTGTAGCTCTTCGGATCGACGAAGTCGGATAGGCTATGGAGCTGGCCATAGATTTCCTCAAGACGTGCATCGTCACCGCCAAAGAGTTCGGTTGGTTTATCAAACTCGCTCTTATCATAGTTACGATATCCTTCGAAGTTGCGAATCTTCAAGCGGAAGCTTGCGCCACCCCAGAAGTCGAACGGATTGACCGGCGTCTCGTCCTGGAATTGCGGTTGCATCAGATCATTGATCTTGTCAAAGATCTTCTTACCATATTTGAAGATAAATACCTTTCCTTCATTTGCTGGATTAGCAGGATCGCTAACAACCAGGATGTTAGAAACGTAATGCAGACGACGCTTACGATCGCGTGCAACTTCCTTGTCTTTTTCATTACCGCTGTTCCAAAGAACAGAGTTGAGTTCAGAAACTGGGTCAGTCTGACCGATGCTGGTCAAGCTGTTCTCAATGTACCAACGACCAGTTGGTCCCTTGAATCCATGATCCCAATAGCGAACCCATGGAAGATCTTCACCTTCCTTAGCAGGGAGGAAACGGATAATAGCATACCCGTTACCAGTCTTATCGACGGTTGGTGCCCACAGACGATCATCGCCATAGGTTTTAGTTCCGCCTGTCTTTTCAGCAGCATTCACGAGTTTTGAGATTGCGGCTGCACGATTTTGTTTCAGTTTATCAAACGACATATGTTTTTGTATTGTTGTTGTTGTTGTATTGCGTTGTATGGTTATTATATACTATTTGTTTACATATGTAAACGAATTTAGTACATTTTGTTTTGCCTTCGAAACATCAATTTTCGATCTTAAGAAGGGCTTGTAGCGAGAGACACGGTAGGTAATGTCAGAGACAATCTCTAGCGGGTCGCTCACAAACTTATTTATACTCGACGTGTAGTTCACCAATGTGTCGAGGATTACTAACGTCTCGATTGGAAGTTTTCCTCGAGTGTATGCCTGGTAAATCGGCGGCATGTCTTCACGTGAAGACGGCTTGATGATAGAGTCAAATGAACTTGCATTGTTAGACAAGTCTGACATTGCAGAACGGAAGTCATAGTCCATTCGTTGAACGCGGCCTTGCCATCCTGCATAAGAATCGTCATTCATTGAACCAATCCAAGTATTCCCGTCTAGCAGGTTTGCAAGGAAGTATTCGATTGTAGAGTTCTTATTCGGATATGCACGTGCTATTTTCTCAAATGCATAGCGCTGCCGATACGCCATAAATGTTTCACGCTTGCAGCGCGGACCTTTAAAGTTAAAACGAAATGCGTCATAGCCGCTGTCCTTACGGAAATGCAATGACAGCGCAGTGTATATACTCCAAGCGTCAAATGGGGTTATAGTTGTTTCATCTGAAACACTAATCATAGACCGAACAGGCTATTTGGTTTTGGTAATAGGTTGTTTCGTTGTGCTTCAGCTTTAAGCTTTTCTTTAAGACTTCCGCCAACAAGCTTAGCGATGTCCTCAGGGTCAATACCTTTCATATCACACACGTGAATGATTGCTTCAGCATAACCCATACTTTCAGTACGAACTAATGCCTCAGCCTGAGAAATTAGATCTGCTTTAGTTAGGATAGGAATGATTGTTTCAGGAGTAATATCTGTCATGGTCGATGTTCAAGTACTTTGAGAATAATAGTGTGTTCGTTTAGACGGCCATTAGCTTTCTTCTTAGTGATCTTAACTCCATCAAAGATTTTATCAAGCTTCTTCAGAGTCGACGATAGTACACCAGTAAGAATATCCTTTGGCTTGCGCAATGTGGCATGGAAGCTAAGCGCATCATCAAATCCTTTAAGTGATGTACCTTTAACTTCAAATCCATTGTTACCGCTTGCATAGTAAACACCAATTTGTCGAGTCTTGGTATTGAATATGTATAGACGTTGGGCGTATGGGATACGCGACGGTGAAACACTCTCAAGTGCATATTCTGCGGAGTTAGACTGATACTTAAGACGTTGCACTTGCTTATCGGCAGCCTTAGGCTTCTTAGTTCGCGGCTTACGCATTGCATTTTTGATCTTGCCATGCGATTCAACGTCAGCTTTAAAAGTCTCTAATATCGAAACGATCTTACGTAGGTTTGGCTTAGACATGTATGAATATCCTTCAACCAATTGGGGATCAGTCTTTTCGTATGCGCCTCGATATTCTTCGAGGTTGCGCTCAATCCATTTGATGATGTCGCCTAGACCTTGCGCAGGGATCTTATGATCTCTTAACATATTACCTAAGTTAAGAGATGCAACCGCTTTTGAAGTATCGGTCCAGCTATCATTCAGTTCATCTAAATAAATTAAAATATCTTTTTGAACACGTTCACGAATGCGATCCAGTGGCGTGATCTTCTTTTTTTCGTCCTGTTTTATCAGTGCGACCGCTGGAGTTTGTGTGTCAGCGTTAATCGTCTTAAGAGCTTTTCGTATATAACTATCTACCGCTTCGATAGAATCCTTTGGCTTTAACGGTACGTCTTCGTCATATCTCAACAGACCTTCAAAGTATTCTTCAGCCTGCGGGTGAATACTTGGCATACCCACGTCCATCATACGAATAAGCTTACCTACTGTTGTCGGAAGATACCATGGAGCTGAATCTTTAATTAGAGACATCTCATCTTTGGTATATCCATTCTTCTTCATCCATGACAAAACGATAGGCTTAAATGCATTGCTATCAAGATAGTAATTGTAAAAACGTAAAGCTTTGCTTTGAACTTGGTAGAACTTTTCTACTGTCCACTTTTCCCAATTGTGCCAATCGGGTTCTTCGCCGGTGTACTTAAAGTCAGGTGCATGAACCTTACCTGACTTGTTAAAGAGATTTGCCATATTCTGTTATTGTTTTGTAGAATGCATGTGCCTTTTGATATGATTCGGAATGTTGAACACCTTTAGGTCTTTCATAATCACCAACAACTGCATTTAGATTGTCGATATATGTTAGCCACACGCGCGGTGACAATGTCTTCTCAGCCATGTGCATCGCGTCAAGACTATGGTAATAATCCAATTGAATTGTACCACAGTGATTATTGATCTCAGTGTTAATTGTTTCGGATATCATATTACTTCTCTACCCAAAGGTCAAGTGATTTTAGGATTGCCTCGGTTCGCATATGAGGACGACAAGAAAGAAACATAACTGTCATCTCAATTGGAGAAAAAACATCGGATGGAGCGATTTCTGAATTGCCGTATGCGTCATCAACCCATCGCAATTCATCAAGGCTATTGTAGAAGTCATGTATGATGACAAGACGTTTTTTATCATCATACCCATGGAAGTTAGACCCAATTCCAATCCACTTACCCGTGAATTCATCAGGATTTAATCCGACGAGACGAGCAAGCGCAAAATTTTGACTCCACTGATCCATTATGCAAATACGGTTGCGCTCTTAACATTAGCGATGATGAATGAACGCCATCCTTCAGCCTCAAGATCATATGCGCGAATCACGTCAGGATTGTCATCAACGAAGTTTTCATTCTTCGGAATCGGAGCATTGATGGCTCGTTTCAAATCGCGAGTGCAACGCATAAGGCGTTCACCGCCATCCTTTTTAGTAAAGATCACTTCACATACATCTTGTCCGAGAGACTGTAGGAGTGAATCGCGCGTAAGTTCAATATTGTTTTTCATATTGTTATTATAAATGGATTATGGTTGTATGTAAATCAAATTAGTGTCCGTCTGAAAGAATGTACATTGACATCTCGTACTTGTCCTTTAGACAACCCGGCTTAAGATCTGAGCTGTTATGCACATTGTCTGCATACTTTACAATGCGAGTGATTGGATTCTTTTTCGCACGCAAGATTGCTTGCAGATAAGTTTCACTTGGAATCTTAGTCAAAATCCGAACACAGCCCGCGACTTCTCCTCCAAATACCTCAAGCAATTCTTCATATGTAACATCAGTATCTTCAAGAACATCGTGAAGCAATGCAACCTTCTCAAGCAGTGAATTGTCAATCCAATCACTATCAACAATATCCTTTGCAATTGATGCAACCGCAATTGGATGCGTGATGTAAGGCGTGCCCGTAAACTTTCGGGTTTGTCCGGCATGCGCACGAGTGGAAAATTCCAAAACGTCAGAGTTAATGATCTTATCGGTATCCATACAACAGTATTATAAACAGATTCCTGGAAAATGTAAACAACATTATTTGTAATAATTTGACAAAATGATCATAGTTGTTCTAGGATAACCTTACAATTTTCAGGATTTGTATGATAGCGATTAAAGTAATCTACTGATTGACTACGCAAATACATCATTGCTAAACGAATCCATTCACCATGAGCAACAATCACAATGTCATCATGCGGATATCGCCCAATACGAACTTCTTGCAAGAAGGTCACAACGCGAACATACGTATCTGCAAAGCTTTCGCCGCTTACAGGTCGATAGAAGAAATTGAAATGCATGTTAGCATCCAATTCAGGGCTGTCGACAATTTCACGTAGGTTACCCCAGCTGCGTTCATACAACAGAGGAGATTCATGGATCGCTGCATACTTCCCGTCAAGAATACATTGCTTGTCAATGATCGACGCCGTTTCAGACGCACGCACAAATGGAGAATGAACAATCGTGAATGGACGGTTCTGCACCAAGTAAGATACTCGCTTGCCCGCCTCCTTTGCCTGTTCGCGCCCAAGGTCAGTAAGACTAATCAGATGATCATGCTGAGTGAAGTAATGCGAAGGATCGACATTCGCGACGCTTTGGCCATGTCGGATAAGATACAGATTTTTCATGAGTTTTCGTTTAGATATTCTTCGATCATATCTTTGATACTTTCGGGATTATACCAATTAAGAATGACACCATCCTCATTGATGTCAAAATTGATGTAATCGCCATATTCATTTGGAATAAAGGCTGGGACATAATCATGAATTGTCTCAACGATCATCCCATTATCCATAAGATTATATCGACCTGAATCGCATACCTTTAGATACACATTTGCCGATACGCCCTTTGGCCAATCGACAACACGTCCAGTGTCAAGTTCAATTGCCGGCGTCCATACGTTCTTTGTTCTGAAAGGGAAATCGTATGGAATGTCTTGGTCTTCATATCGCACTGGCACCTGAATCCAAACATGCGTCAATTGGATTTCCTTCGTTGTTTGAATTTCAACAATCATGCCTTTGCGGTCTGAGGGAATTTAGATGGGTCACCTGGTTCAAAGAGTTTGTTAAACTCATCGGCGGTACCTACCCATGAAACTATGTGTTCAAGACGATCACTCATTTCAGCATCATGCGCGATGATCTCCTTCATGCTTGAGAAGACTACACGCATTTGCCGATTAAGAGCGGTCTGGCGCCAAACACTACCTGGTCTTGGAAGTTGTCCTGTCATAATTACTTGTCAAGAATTAGAAGAATAGGACGTCCGTTACGATACGTGATGTTCCAGTCATAATCACGGTCAAGCATGATCCCATCACCTTCAATAGATACGCCAATGGAAAGGCCGCGAACCCATTCACCGGTGATAATCACCAAATCATCTGCGAGGTTATCTAAAGCACCTCCAACTTCGTTTATCCAACTGCGACCAAGCTTACGAGTAGCACGTTCCAAAATGTTTTTGCTTGGCGGGTTCTTTGCGTTCTCAAGTTCATTTCGGAGAACGCCCAGACGTTCTTCGGTCTCCTTAAGTTCACGCTGAATCTTATTCACAAGATCGCTGTTAATAGCCGTCGAGGTATCAACCTTTTCATTGACTTCAACGAATTTCCTAGCCGCATACCATTCAACGCAACCAGAATCATTGCGAATCTTGTAACGATCGGTGTATCCACAACGATCAAGCACCGTATAAGTGTCGTTGTTGTTGATAGATTGCGCGCTTCCTTTGTATTTTACTTTCATTGTGTTATGTATTTTTGTGTTTTAAGGTAGTGAATGATTTCGTCTTGTTGGCCGCGAGTATGCCATCCTTTCATCTTGCGACGAGCGGCAGATATCGACAGTCCATAATACTTGCGAGAAAATGAAATGTGCAGGACCAGCGGCACTTTCTTGAAGAAGATGCTTTGGCCATGGATTTCATAACGTGGTTCAGATGAATTCATCAATTTCCATTGGAGAGTGGGGCTCAGTGTAAGTCTGTTTTTTCTTTTCGCCTTCGCGACTTTTACGATCAAGAATCTGCTTACGTCCGTTCTTGAGAAGACGCGCACCAAGGCATGGATCCTGAGCGGTCAGCCATTGATCAAGTGTGTATGTACCGTCTCCTTTGTCATACAAAGGGCAAACGATTGGGTTAAACTTAGTTGCGCCGTTGGAATATTGAAAATTGATAGTTGCACGATTGCCTTTGAAAGAAAGGACAATTTTGGTTCCGTTACCTTTGCATTTGAAGTCATTCACGTCAGCCCAATGACGCAACTCTAGCAATTTACTGAGGATGTGACGAGCGTAACCTTTACGACCTTCAAGCTTACGCTCAGCGTAGGTCATAGGGCGAGTAACTGTGGTGCCTTTTGGCGGGGTGAAAGCAGAAACGGTGAAGTTCATATTATAGAGTAAGTGTGTATCCGAGAGCTTTAAGTTCCTTACAGACGATGCGGAATCTTTTTCGGTCGGCGAAGGTTAAGTTGGTTTTTGACTTGAGGATCAGCACTCGAAGTTCATCGAGGTAATCATCGACTTTTGATTCGTCTTGCATCTATTTAAGATTGATCGTTTTCGTTTTAATTCCATCAAAAATATACGCAACTGGATCTCCATTTATATCTCCAGAAACAGTAATCTCAGGGTGCTTATTTAGTAATGCAGAGAAATCCTTTTTGAATTTTTCGAGTTTCTTTTGAGCGTCTGTCATGTTATGTAGTGATTAGAATTAGTAAGCGCGAGCGACTGCGTAAAACTTTCCGTCAGAGGTTTTTTCGATCTCCCAATAGACTCGACGATTGCCGCAGTCACAACGACGGTCGAAGCCGTCCCAGCCGCTGCACTCAACTTGACCTTCCTCGAGGTAATCGTTGCAGTTCATGCCGTCAAAAGTATCAACACCGCCATTTGCTTCGGCATACGCCTTAGCGGCATCTTCAGCTTGTTCAGCAGTATCGTAATTGGTATTCATTTTGTAGTGGTTGCCTTACGGAATTATTATAAACGGAAAATGCTCGGATGTAAATATCTTTTTTCGTAAATTTTCACAAAATTTCGTATTTTTCGTCATTCTAGAACGCCTCGTGGCATTCCTGGCAGTAATTTACCCAGATCGGAATAAAGAGATGATTCTAGAGCACTACAGAGAAGATATGTACGACTATCTGTCTTTGACGCTAAAATGCGGTCAAATTCTTCTTTGAATGCCCTGACAGATGCAGACTCAAATCCAACTTGCGTTAACTGATGCTTGATGTTGTTGGCCAATTCTAGTGCGTCATCTCCAGTCAGCGTTGATAACCCCGCAGGACATCTTACTTGAATGAGAACATTATTGTTTTCCGCCGATATTACTCTTGCTTGAAGACAAGGTAATTCTCCGTTAGTTGTAGAAATTTTAGACATATCACCATGGACGGAAAGCACGTGCAAATCCGACAAAGACCAACACATACATGATTGCTCCAAGAATGACTAAACCAATCGGGACACTAATCAGCCACATCCAACCAGGCATGGAAATGCTATGCGATTTAGGTGATAGTGTTATTTTGAAGGAATCATCAAATTCAAATGATTCGGCAATCCATGCGGGTGAAACGTATCCAACTGGGAATACATTTTCATTTCCGCTACGGACTACAAATCCTTCGATGTATCGGTCCAGTTTGCGTCCAGTTGGAATAGCAATGATGTGAATGTCATCCCGTGTTCCTTTTAGGATTCGGCTGCGGCGATAACTACTCTTTTCATGGTCAGTATACCACTGACTGTATTCTTCGTTTGTCATGCGAGTTGGATAGCAGCTTCAAATTGTTCCTTGATCTTGTCAAGCGAATCGGCTTCAGTCTTGTCCTTACGGAATTCAGCAAATCGTGGAAGGAACAGGCTCCACTTCTTACCTCCGCGCGAAGGTTCCATGATCATATTAGAGTCAACCGACATAATCGTACCGATGTAACTGTCGATGCTTTCGAAGATTTCCTTACGATGACTGTCGGTAAAACCAGAGACAGCGACCTCAAGCAGACCGTCAGATGATTCACAAATTAGCGAGCCAAACAAGTCCTTGTTCTTGTTCTTACCAGGACGCCAGCCAGTGATAACCAATTCACATGTAGCGGTCAGCTTAAACTTGATCTTAAACTTGGAAGTACTGTCAACCCATGGAGCGTTTGGCTCAGACAGAATAGTACCTTCCTTGCCAGCTTCAAGCATTTCACGATAGTGTGCTTTTGCTTCGTCCATGTTGTGGACAACCCGAGTGTCGATGACTGCGATTGCCTGACTATGTTCGCCAAGTTGAGCCTCAAGCGCAGTGAGACGCGCAAGATAGCCAACGTTGTACTTAACCTTGGTCTTTACTTCGGACAGCGGAATCTGATCCCATGCATGGTAAATCGGAGAAAAGCCGTCAGGCCATACTCCACCTTGCGCAATCTTGTTGAGCATACCATTACCAATTTCCCGCGGCTGAACTTCGCCAGCAGCATTGATTACAAGCAGCTCGCCTTGAGTCTGCGTGTTATCGTTGAGCATTTTCTTTGCGGCTTCAACAATACCTGGGAAGGAGTCGGTGTCAAACGGCTTACCACTGCGGGACATCATTGCGATATCTCCAGTGGACTTGTTGATTGTGCAGTACATTCCGTCAGCCTTTTCCTGCGAAATCACACCCTTCTTCCAATCCCAAGTAGAGAACTTAGCATCCTTTGGTAGTGCACAGCGCATATAAGGGAAGTCAGGAATGATGCCTTTCTTTGCCTTATTGACAGTGGATTCACCGAAGCCTGCCTTAGGATCCTTGTTAAGAATACGGATCATGAGGTCAGCGGGAAATCCAGCAGCAACCAAGCGACCGCAAGCATAACGCGCTTCGTTTCCAGATACATTCCGTTTCGCCAATTCATCAAAGATAAAGTAAGCGTCATCAGAATTCCAGGTTGATGGAGCATCGGTCGCTGGCTCGAAGTTCTTGATGTAGAATCGCTTGAACGGATTCAGCATCAGCACAACGACCTTTTCAAAGTCAGGTGTGTTTTCAAGGTGCTTCTTGACGAGCGCTTCTTTGTCCTTCTTACCAGGAACGCTAGCAATTTCGTTCAGAGCGGATAGTACGTTTTCAAATGTTTTCATATTAATGTGGTTTTGAGATGAGTGTAAAATTGTTGATGTTAAGACGCGCAATGTATCTTTTAGGAGTTCTTACGGTAACAATGTTTTCCTTTACGGCAAGTACCAAGTAAGATAGCGTGACGGGCTTGTCATTAAAGGTCTTGGTGATTTTAAGAGTATCCCCGCGTTTCATATTAGTATTCAGCTGCTTCGGCGAGGTCTTCGTAGCGATCCCGGATCGCGCGATCCTCATGTGCCGAATTCATCCAGTTGGAGTATTCTTCTTCGGCCTTTTCATAGACGCGATCGGCTTCTTCTTGCTCAGCTTGTCGTCGGCACTCAATGCGAAGGCTATTGACCTCAGCGGTCAGCTCCTCAACGGTCGACTGCATCAGATCGAGGAAGTCCAACCGGTATCCGTATATCTCCTTATTGCCGTCATAGATTTCGCATGCAAGGTTGTATTTGATGAAGTCCTCAACCGTGAACACTTCGCACGTGTTCCAGTGCTCAAGATCCTCAACGTGCGTCGTAGCGAAACGATGTGGATCGGCGGAGACCCACTCAAGGGTTTTGCGGTTTTCGGCTTGGATGTGGGCGAGTAGAGCGGCAGATTCGGTAGTCATGTGGTAGTATCGTTACAGAATTATTATAAACGGAAACGCCCGGAATGTAAATAACTTTTTTCACAAAAATGCATAAATTTTCGTCAAAATTCCGAAAATTACGATTTCCGCATCATTTCATCCAAGAAATGAGATAGTCGTCATCACGTGAATCCACCGCATATTCGAGTTGACGAAGTCTTCGGACAGCAATTTCGCTTAGATGATCAACGCTTGTGGCAAACCATCCTTGCGCGGCCTTTACTCTTAAAAGCACGTCAAGCTTTTCGAGTTCAACTTTTGCGCTTTCTTCATCGAGGCGATTCTTCGCCTCAGTCGCAATGTCGTTTAATTCAGATGCAGAGATCATAGTGTGTTTAGTAGTTGTGTTTGCAGTTCTTCATCGGAAAGTTCGTTTGCTCGTTTCATACTAAGGTATTTGTTTCAGGTTCAGCAGTCATCCAATGCTCGTCGGTTTGGACATGATTAGTACGGACATACTTAGCGACGCTCTTCGAGAAGTCCTTCATGCGGAATGAATCGGCTAGGCGAATTACATAACCTTCACTGCGTGAGAAGTCCATTTTATTTTGAATCTCCTTGATGATCGGATAGCTATAGACTCCGCTATAGAGAACAGGAACAGTCTTCAGCCCAAGAATCTCAGCCCACTCAACAGTATCCTTCCAAGAGAGGCATTGTTCGTGGCTCCAAATACTGAAGACCTGGAAGTAATCCACAAGGTTATCGTACTTGATGCTATGCTTGGCATAAAGGTTTTCACCGCAGATTCGCAGATCTTCAGGCAGATCATACAAGCGAGACTGCAGTTCTTTGACGCGTGAGCGCGACCAATGATGCGAACTGTCAATCGAACGAGCGTGAACATGGTCATGATAGATTGTCGTATTCTCACCGTCCATCTTTTCGGTGATCACAACCTGCTGACCAATGAAGTGATCGCTGCCTGCCAGCTTCTTATCGTCTGATGTGCAGCCTTCGCTCCATGGAAGATGGAATGTGCGAGGATATTTGTAGCGAAGTGGTTTCATTTTACTTATTCTTTAGACATGTATGCCAGCTTTTCAATCTCGGCGGCGTGTTCGCGTAGCATTGAAGCCATCGCGTAAGGGACGTCCGATCCCGTCCCGCAGTCAGCATTGCCTTCCTCATCGTAGATTTCAGCTTGAGTGTTCCAACGAATCGCCAAATCCAATAGACGCAACGAATGGTGGTTTGTTGGTGTATTCATACCGTTTGAAGTTTTTCGTTTGCGGCTTCGTTGAGCTGACGAGTGTATTTTGCAATACGCGGGTATCCTTTGGTCGTTGGAGCAAGCCATCGCTCAAGTTGCCAATCGAGTAGTCTGCGGTGCTTAAGGTAGTACTTAGCAGTAAGAGTTCCGCTGTAAGCATCGCATGGAGCGAACCCGCGCATATTGAGGTGGCGAGTATCGTTGCTGGTCTTTTCGTCTTCGACTTGGCGGTTGAAAAGAACAACAAGCGCCCGACCTACGATTTGCGCTTTCCGCTCTGGAGAGCCGTCAAGCAGTTGCAGTAGAGAATCTTTAGTAACAATCTTTTTCATAGATGAGACGCTTGTTGAGTTTCAGAGCCGATTAGCGCATTCCGCGAGTGTAGTTTTTCTCGCGGAGTTTGTGCATTTTGCGCTCAAGATTGCGGCCTGTGGTATTGACAGCCACGATCCAACCGTCTGGTTGGCGAGTCAGTCTCCAATTGGTGCCAAGACCGTGGCGGCCGCGCTTGAGGAAGATTCCAAGGGCTTCATACGGAGTGCGAGCCAACACGGAATGTTCCTTACTGTTGATTCCAATGACAATGTATTCTTTGTCAGCGGCGCGAGTGGTGGCGGAGAAAGCGGAAGTTTTAGTGGTATTCATATTTTGTAGTGGTTGCCTTACAGAATTATTATAAACGGAAACTCGCGGAATGTAAACAAGAAAATGCACAAAAGTGAAAAAAGTTCCCACTTTTGTGCAAATTTATGAATTTCAATAGGTTACGGGTATTCAGTCAAATTTTCGGAGCATATTCCGTCAAATAGCGGAAAAGCTGCACCGTTTTCTCAATGTCATAATCGGCATTATGAGCAGAGTCTTCATTCCATCCTAATTCTGCGGCTCGGCAGACAGTTCCCAGTTTGAAGTCCGGGAGAGCACCTCGAACACGTTGTGTCAGCCATGCGGCAGCTTGCATGCAACAAATCGGCGGGTTCCAGAACCAGCTACCGAAATATGAGTCTCCATTTACGGTAAACCACTGTCGCGTAAAGTCAACATCAAATCCAGCATTGTATGCAACGAAGTGCATCTTATCCTTCTTGTTGAACTTCTGAACATGCCTTCCTAGGATTTCGGAAAATTCGGCGTAAGCCTGCGAACTAGACATTGGGAATGAAGCCAAATCTTCGACAGTCATACGCGTCTTTTCAAGCGCGCCTTGTTCAACATGCTCAAGACTGTATGGTCTGAAGACTAAGTTAAATGATTCTAGTTCCTCAAGGTCAGGAGTCGTGATACGACCGCTGATTTGAAAGATATGATTCCTTAGACGATCGGTACCAGTTGTTTCGGTGTCAATGAAACAGTACTTATAGCCGTCATATTGTGTTTGTGTGTTACTCATTATTGAAAGATTTGTCGTTTAATTGCGTCGACTTTATTTTCTGCGATTGCAGCAATTGTTACTGCTGCGTCCCACTTGTTTTTCCAGCCGACAATTTCATTTTCATTAATCTTTTGAGATGCTTTCAGCGACCGAATTTCTGCTTCAAGTTCACGAATCCTACCCTGTAAGATACTGTTCTCTTGCGCGAAATGACCATTAGCTTCACGCAGGTTTTTAAGATCAGCTGGAAGACATGGTATCTTCGAAAACTCAACCAGGCTGTCAGCATACTTTGAAAGAGCTTCATAATCGGCATACTTAACATAGTCACCATTTGGATCTTCAACTACTCCACAATCAGTTACATAACTATACCGCTTCATAATTACCAATCAAAGTTAAATCCAATCTTCTTGTTCTTTAAGCACCAATCATAAACATCGCTTTCAAGCTGTTCATAACTGATCTTAATCTCAACGCCTGTTCCTCGATCTCTAAGAACCGTAAACCCGTCAGCATAGTCTTCATCATCAATGTTTTCGGCTGCGCATAGCAGTTCGTTTGGAAGCGAGATGTATTCACCGCGATTACGATAATCGGTTTCAAGGAATGGCCAATCGTCATCAATGAAGTATGTTGCACCTTCACGGATTGCAGCTTCTTTCAGTTGTTCCATGTACTTTTCGCGCAACGGATGTTGTATCCATGAATGCGTCTCAAACAGCTTATAGTTTTCGATCAGCATCAAACGATCCAACTTTGACAGCTTTTCATCAGCGCAAATTGCTTCAAGCAGTTGCTTTTGGATCTTTTCCATTTCAGCTTCAAGCCGAAGAAATTCAGGATTAGTTTTCAAGTTCATAAACTTCAATATCTAAGATTTCTCTATTGTGACCTTCACTAATTGCAAGCTTTTGAAAATCAGCTATGATTTTATCCACATTTTCATGAGGGTAGCATTTCCTATAAAGGATTCCAGACACATAACCGCTTGCATGTAGATCACTAGGTCGACGCCAAGGCATACGAATCAATTTAGTTTTCAAGTTCATAAACGTATAGAGTGATGTGTGGATTGTTGCCGTATGTAAAGACTGTTTCAAGCATTGCACTTACGATTCGCCAATCGCCGCCTGCGCGATCGGAGCCCATGCGGTATGGAACTCCGACGCGCTCGACACCCGAACGCTCAAGATATGCTGCTGCCTTCTCAAGCGACTTGTACAATTCTTCATAGTCAAGATGGCGAAAACCTTGTCCATATCCGTTCTGCGCATGAAGGTTAATCACGTTGTGGCAAGTACTGATTGTACCCAATGGGATACCACCAACTGCAGCCTCAAAGTCCTTATATGCACGATATGCGTCAGGAATTTGATTCTTCACTTGCAGCGCGATACCGCTGCCCATGACACCTTTGTTATTGCAGACATGCAGCATAACCTGCGGTCCTCCATCTGCGCCTTCACGGATTGCTTTGACAAGATCGCCTTTGACTATTTTCATGCTAGAATTACTGTTCGGGTTTGCGTGATTACCTTAATGTGATTTGGACTAAATGCGCCTCCAACACTAGCACAACGATAGAATTTCTTGTTTTCATCGTTCGCCAAAATTACATCGTCTCGAAACGTCTCGGCCGCAGCTTGTGTGGTGAAGTCAGGAGTGTTTGGAATCTTAGTGTATTTCGACGTTAGTTCATCATCAGATCCACCGATTGGACGATTGATAATTCCAGCTAGGTAATATGTAGTTACAATTTCTGCAGCCATGTGTATTACTTATTAAGGAATGTTTCAGCGTTAAGCATTGGAACAACAGATCCACCAGTGATCTTTGGCAGCGAACCATCCCAGCGTTCAGCCTGCTTAAGATTGATTTCCATTTGCTTGTAGTTAAGGTAGTTAGTTCCACCATCAGCAATTGACTTTGTAAGCGTAGCGATGGCATGTGCTTCGGCATCAGCTTGGATTTGACGCTGCTTAGCATCAGCTTCAGCAGTGATAGTCTTTTGTTCGGCGACACCTTGTGCTTCAAGAATCACGCGTTCGTTCTCCTTCTTTTGCGCATCATATTTTGCGAGTGCAACATTCTTCTGCTGTTGTGCAACAAAGACATTGTCAATTGACTTCTGAATCTCTGGATTTTCATAAGTCATACCGCCAAACATACCAACCGTAGTGACCGTGATTCCACGTTCAGAGAAGAATGGGATAACATCCTTTTGGATTGCAGCCGCGATTTCATTCTTCTTATCACGTAGATCATCCAACGGAAGCTTGGCGCTTTCTTCAGCAGCGACACGCTGGACGCGTCCTCGAATTTCACTATCCATTACGGATGCAAGGCTACCGCTGCTGTACCAATAGAGGAACTGTGCAGTATCTTCTTCTTTAATGAAAGCGGTACAGTTAAAGCCCATAGAGAATCCGACACTGTCCGATGATTCAACCCAGATAGCCTGATCTTCCTTAGACGTTCCTCGATCACCTGCGGACCAATTTCGAGTAATTGGACTACGATCAACAATGATGATATTCACAGTTGGAATCCATTCACCGGAACCCATACCTCGACCAGTTTGACTCCATCGCGTCGGAATCTCAATTCGCTTTGTGCCAACCTTGTGCTTTTCAAGTGCAGCCTTGGAGTCGAACTTTACCTGCGATGCAGTGTCACCTTCAAGGGGAATCACAAACGCAGTTTCATTGCTTTTGATTTCCTTATAGATAGGCTTTTGATACGGCTTACACGATGGCAGCGACAGGAACGAGAAACCTGCAAGCAGCATAGCAGCAGCCGAGACCTTGTTTACCGAACGAGACCACATCACCAATGCAGTTAGAAGTGTAGTCATAACGGCCCATACATTCAGAGATAGCAGATGTCCATATGAATATTGAGCAATGAACTCAGCGTTTCCGCCATTCACAGTATCGAGCGCAAGTTTATTTGCGACCAATGTTGAAGCGCCCGATCCGTCAAAAGCATTGAATGCAAGAGTGGAACCGGCAAATACCGCAAGCAGTAGTAGTGTTTTCTTAATCATGTTGTTGTTTGTTGTGAGATTATTATAAACGGTTTGGTCAGCTTTGTAAATTACTTTTTTCATAATCTTTCATAGCAATTTCAGAAACGCGGCGGACAATGTTTTCTTTCCTAGTGGAGTAAAGACCTGCGCTTGAAAAAGAGGTGAGTTCCATCATCCAGAAGTTTCCGTCAGAGTCCTGCACAATATCAATGCAAAAAACGCTGTCAGGGTAATATCCGATCTCAAGAAGCTCTTTACATTTTTCGGTGGCGCCAAGTGGAGCAGACGGAATACGCGTAAGTACTCCTTGATAGCGATAGCTTGATACTGCTAGGATTTCCTTTTCGGCCGTACATACAAAACGCCATTCTCCGACAATGTTCTTTGGAGTACTTAGCAGGACCAAGTCATGTTTGTATTGGTCTAATTCTTCAAAGAACTTCGGTGCATCTTGAATGTCAAGCAGTTCAGCTTTAAAGGTTTTGTCTCCGTTGTTTGGTCGAACAAAGATCAGCTCTTGCTTACCAAAGATGCCATAGAATTGATACAGCCTACGCTGAAACTCAATCATCGGCACTAAGACATAGTTGTCATTGAAGACGTGCTCTGAGAAATGCGGATAGTAAGAGGTGCACAGATACTTTTCCCAATCACAATAGATGATTGGACTGCATCCTTGAGCGCTGAGTACTTCTTTTGCAATCTTGCACATCTCAATGCTGCCATTAAAGATTACGCATGTGTCGCGATAATCAGCCAGATCAGCTTTAAGAAAGTCACCTTTGATAGTTTGAACGTCATAGCCCTGGGCTCTGACTTCTTTTTCAAGGTCAAGAAACGATTCTTCCTTTGTGAAGTTTTCTATGATCCATTGCGGTTTCATTATTTTAGTCTTTCGGCAATTTTCGGGTGAATCCACCCAGGAGTTGTTGCAGAGATGTTCATGCTGGAGTAATATGCAAGATCCCATCCCCTCATCTCTTCATCATAGCATACTTCGATTCTGCGACGAATCTCAGTCAATGCTTCTTCAATGTCAAAGTTTTCAATCTCCACAAGTTCTTCGCGATATGCTTTACTTTGCTTTTCAGTGAATTCAACATTTACCGTGAAAAACGTAGTATCTTCACCAAGAGTGGTTTTGAGGTCCGAAGATGTAGTATTGATGCCGATACATAGATGACGCTTGCGACTCGGTTTAACCACGGCCACATCATATTTGCCATTACGATAATTGTAGTTTTGTTCAATTGGCGTATGCCATACTTCACCAAGGTACAATACTTTCTTGGACTTTGAAGCATAAACGCGGCCTGGAATCAACTTCGAGATTGCCTTCTTTTCACCAAATGAAGTTGTCTCAATCATCAGTTCATGCAGCTTGCTACCTACGCGAATCAGCTTCATTTCTGCTCCAATTTGTGCAAAGATGTATTCGCCTGGTAATGTTGCATTAAGTCCCATGCCGACATTGATCATCGTATCAAGCATAACGTCTTCACGCATATCAACAAGATACTTTTCATCAACCAATGCTTGGTATGCACGACCACCATTTCCTCGAATGTCAAGACCAATAATCCGCACACTCTTCACTGGCAAGTTATCAGCTTCAACGATCGTGTAAGGCTTGCTGACATCGACTCTTTTTCCAGTGACAGGGTCCCAATGCCATTGTGCACGTCCTGCCCAATCAACCGCAGTCTTTTGGGTCTTTAGATTTTCGGCGTCAGTGATAAACACTGGGATCGCCGATACGTCTGCGGCAGATGGATCTTCAAATTCAACATCAGACCACCTGAATCGAATCTTGGTCTCAGGTCTACAATAGAACTTAAGCTTCTTTGGAATTTTTCCGAATTTCATTTTAATGGCATAATGTATGTTTTGAACCCATACATTTTATAAATAGATTTATGATTTGCTTAGAGTGTCAAAGAGAATTAAAAAGTATTGGTTATTTACATCTTAAGTATTGCTGCGGTCTTTCTCCAAATGAGTATAAGAAGAAACACAATGTAAAGTTTTTAATGGACAAAGAAATAAGAGATTCATGTGCAGTTGAAAGAACATATGATAAAGATCCACTAGCTCAATTAACAGAATACACTAGAACGTGTCAATGCGGCGAAATTGTCATTCATACTGGAATTGGATGTTACTATCGAGCATTAAAGGCAACCACGTGTTATAAGTGTACTGATCGAAGTCATGCTTTTAGTCGAACACATACTAAAGAAACCAAAGAGAAAATCAGTAAAGCAAATAAAGGAAAAGAATACAACAAGTCACGATTAGGCATTACTGAAAGTCCTGAAACTAGAAAACGTAAATCTCAAAGTCTTAAAGGGAGAAAGCCTGGATTTACTGGAAAAATTCATACACCAGAGACTAAAGAAAAACAGAGAGATGGACGTTTACGAGATATTGATTCAAAGTATCCTTTAGGCTGGACATGTCCAAATTATAATGCAAAGGCTTGTCGATTATTTGAGGAAATAAATTCAGAGCTTGGATGGAACGGAGTTCATGCTGAAAATGTTGGTGAATTTAGAGTTGCTGGATATCTTCTTGATTATTATGAACCGGTTGAAAATGTGGTAATTGAGTTTGATGAAGCTTATCACGAAAGACCAGATCAAAAACTTAAAGATAAGCTGCGTCAGGATAGAATAATTGAAGAATTACAATGCAGATTCTTCAGAATCAAAGATGGTGAAGAATCTGATTGGAAACGTATCATTCAATCGGCGTAAGGATCAAATACATCGGCACCTGCCATCGCAACTCCGATTGGAGTAAGAACGTCGAGAATACGAACAGTGTCGCCCTGAGCTTCAAGGACATCAGCCAAACGCTTGTAAGCATGCGGAGATTCATCGACGCCTGCTCCGCGAAGAACAACGCCTGCCTTGTTAACCCATTCGTCCATCATGGCCTGCGAGACCTTGCCTTCCGAAATCTTGATCTTCTTTCCACCCTTCCACTTGGACTTACCAGCAGCTTCGGTGCGCGACATGACTCGGCCTGCACCGTGAACAGTTGAATACAGAGTAGAGGAAGAAAGGTCCGACGCGACGCCTTCGAGGATCACTGAGTTTTCACCCATAGTTCCACCGACAAAACCACGTTGACCTGGGAAAGCAGGAGTAGCACCCTTGCGAACAACCCAAAGGTCTTCACCGTCATGAGTTTCATTCCAAGCGAAGTTATGGTGGTTGTGAACGCTGTCAAGGATAGACGCACCAAGGATACGAGCAACTTCTTCACAGACCCAATCGCGACCAGCATACGCATATTCACCAGCGAGGTTCATAGCAGCGATGTATTCGCGACCAAGGTCAGTATTCACATCCAAGATAGCAGGATCGACGTTAATACCGTCAACACCGCCGCCGGCCTTGATGTAATGCGAAGCAATCTTGTGACCAAGACCACGTGAACCAAAGTGAACTCCGATCCAAACGCGACCCTTTTGATCATAGAAGATATCGACATAGTGGTTACCGCTGCCGACAGTACCAAGCTGTCCGCGCGCCATGTCCTTCAGCTCGCCGAGCATAGCGATGTCAGTCCAAGCATCGTTGTCAAACAACGCATGGTCAACATCAGTCTTGTTCTTGCGGCCGATTCCAAACGAGATGCGATCAAACACTTCGTCCATGATACGGTTCATATCACCCGCGATATCTCCATAGTGCAGGTCAGTCATCACAGCCTTGTTTCCGCAGCCGATGTCGAAGCCTACACCTGAAGGCGAGATCTTGTCCTTGTAAGCAATTACGCCGCCGACAGGAACAGCATAACCAAGGTGATGGTCAGCCATAAGTGCAGCCTTGTAGCCACCCTTGACGAGACAGTTCGACATCTGATCAACGGCATTCTGGAGAGGATCGCCGAAAACCGGAATATTGTTGTTTGAACCTAATAGTTTCATAAGATTGTCATTTTTATAAATAATTTCCACAGGCAATATCACTATGGATTATTTAAAGATTTACGAGAGTTCAGATAGTTTCGAGTCGACGAGTTGAGTCGCAAGTTTAACCCACCGATTCATCCACTTATTCCATTTACGTGAGCGCACTGGATGACGCATTGCATTAGAAAATGCGCGACTACGCTTTTCACAGATTCTTTTGTTATGATTATACGGAGAGTGCATTGTGTAGTCTTTGGATTGTTTCGATTCCAGCACGCATCTTTGCGGCGGCCGAAGAGTTTGCGGAGTGAACGTGAATGATTGGAGGAACAAAGCCTCGCAAAGCAACGGCTTCCTCAATCCAAAGAACCACGTCATATCCAGTTCCGATTTCGTCGTCATCACCAAGGTCATGATCGAGGCTAAGCTCAGTCACCAGACCAGCGTGCAGCAAATCAATCGTGTCGTCGGGATTGTATGTTCGGAACCATCCTTGCGGAGTGACTCTTTCGTCATCGAGAAAAACTTTCATCTTATTAAGCAGTTGCGACAGCGGTAAAGATTTCCTTTACACGCTTCAGAGGAATTGTGGCACCAGTCCCATAAACCAAGTCTGCGCGTGGAGATATGAAACGATCACGGTTTGCATTGTACTTTTCGGTTCCCAGAAGTTTCTCGAGACCTGTATGATTCCAATCAAATGTTCGGCCAAGGCGACCTGCATTGAAACGTCCGTTACACATGAATGTCATTGCACATCCAATCGTAACACCGTTCACGCGATACTCAAGCCACTTTCTTTTGGGCAATGACGGCTGCGGAGTAACATCGACGCTTGTGAATTTGATTTTCATCAGTACTTAAATTCTCCGGTTGATTCTTGGTATTGGAAGCCTTTGCGGTATTCTTCAATTTCCTCACTTGTCAGATTGATGACGGCTTCACCGCGACCAGTGCCTTGTGGATACCAGTGAGGGGAAAAAGCGCGGCGGTAATAAGCATCAGCGCTGCCTCGGTCAAATAGTCCGCCGTGGCGTTCACGATCAAATTGTGGTTGGTCAGTCATGGTATTAGCGATTCTTGTTAGAGATAATGTAATCAACCGTTGCGGAACTCGCAGCTTTTTGAAAAGCGAGTTCGAGCGAATCCTCTTCTTCGGCATAAGCTGCTGCTGCGATTGCAGCGGCGGTTTCAAACATTGCAAGAAGTTCGAGAGAATCGGGAAGCAGGGAATCGAGGTTCGACATGTGGTGGTTTCCTTACAGAATTATTTTAACAGGTTTTTAGACGAATGTAAACAAGAAAATGCATAAAATCCAAAAAAAGTTCATTTTTTTCCAAAATTTTCAGACAAAAAAGGCGTATCGGAGGGGATACGCCTCGATGATTTAGCTCTTAAGAGTTCTTTTAAAAGGAAAGAGTATATGATCGCACCTCTCGCGGCAATGGTTCAGCTGCTCCCTTTGGGAGAGATCCGATATTGGTAAAGGCATAGTTGATCTTGGACATGGCTGCATTATATTCAGCAGCTAGGCTGTTATAACTGGCAACGACACCCGCAACTTCTTGCTCCCATAGATTAAACTGTTCTTTATCAGTTCGATCCCAATCCTTACGAGAGGTGCCTTCATAGGACTTCTCCATACTAGTGAGACGGGACTTATAAACCTGAACATCAGCAAGTTTCTTATCACATTCTGCTGCTACATTTTTGAACCATTCATACTTCTTCAAGAGAAGAGCCGGATCTAGTTGTTGTTCAACGACAGCAGTTGCCTTGCCAACATAAGAACATCCTTTACTCAGGATACTACATCCAATGATGACAGTACATGCTACCAGAGAGAGAAAAATATATACAACGGTTTTCATATTAGCGGTCTTCGAGGTTAAGAGTGATGTTCTTTACAGCAATTGGTTGATCAGAAACATGGATGATTTGTCCACCAGTGAAGAAGTGACTATGGAAAGTTCCCTTAGAGCTGAACCAATAAATGTATTCACATGAACTGCCATAAGAGCCATCATCTTGTAGCACTTCTGATGTGTATTTTGTCTGCCCGTTAATATTGACACCCATACCACTATGAGGACTGTTGACATACTCCCAAGCACCCGCTGATACACTTGTAGGAGTTAGTCGCTTACCAGATGAAGTGACCTTACCTTTCACGGTGGAATACAGAATCACCTGACCACTATAAGGACTAATCACATACAGATGCTTGATTGCTCCAGCGACATTATCACGCTTGAGTCGTTCAGCAATATTCTTCTGTTCTACAGTCCAACCATCAGCATCAGTTGATACCTCAACAGTCTTCTTTGAGACACTGCCGCTGGCATTACTTGGCTGGGTTTCTTCAATACACGAAGGCAGCATAAGAGCAGCCACAACGATTGTCATTAGTTTCATTAGTTTCATCTTGTTTATTATATTGGTGTTCCTTTGGTTCTTACTTGTTCTTATAGATCTTTAGTTCTTTCTCTACATAACTTTGAGCTTTTGTATCTTCTAGATATTTGTAATAAAAATCCTCTAGTCGAATTTTAGTTGCCTTAGAGCAGTGTAGTCTCTCGTCAGTGTACTTACCTTTGTACACATAAAGGATTCCACTAGCGTATGGGTGATTGGAGGTCCAAACAGTAAAGGCGTTGTCGAATGTAATTGTGAAGTTATCTACTTTTGTAACAGTTCCTTTATCAATCAGGAGATTCAATAGTTTATCCCATGTCTCATCAGGTTCAGCTTGAGACATCCAGAAGAATTTAAAAAGCCTAGATAGTTTACTTGTACGATTCATATTTTTATTTTATCAGAGTTCCTTACTTAGAGATCTTTAGCTTGCTTACATCAATCCCAAACTTAGATGCAATTTCGTCCATCGTCAAGACGATTTCTTTAGCGGTTTTAAGAAGGAATTCTTGTTCACTTAGTGAAACTCCATCGATGAACCAAGCTTTACATCCATCGGCAAGTTCAACCGCAGGACCGTCTTCACGATGGCGTTTTCCATTGACGTACCATTCTTTACCTCCACTGGCAAGTTCAACCGCAGGACCGTCTTCACGATGGCGTTTTCCATCGATGAACCAAGCTTTACCTCCATCGGCATATTCAACCGCAGGACCGTCTTCACGATGGCGTTTTCCATTGACGTACCATTCTTTATGTCCACCGGCAAGTTCAACTGCAGGACCATCTTCACGATGAAGTATCGTCATTGCTTTGTCCTTGTAGTAATGCTTGTTTCCGTATTTGCCGATGATAATGTATACTGGAGTCATAATGTGTTTTAGTGTTTGTTTCGGGTTCGTTACTTCTGGATCTTGAGCTTGCTCACTTCAATCCCAAACTTAGATGCAATCTCGTCCATCGTCAAGACGATTTCTTTAGCGGTTTTAAGAAGGAATTCTTGTTCACCGTGTTTCACTCCGTCGAGATACCAAACTTTATGTCCATCGGGGTATTCAACCGCAGGACCATCTTCACGATGGCGTTTTCCATTAGAGTACCAAGCTTTACTCCCATCGGCAAGTTCAACCGCAGGACCGTCTTCACGATGGCGTATCGTCATTGCTTTGTCCTTGTAGTAATGCTTGTTTCCGTATTCGTTGATGATAATGTATACTGGAGTCATAATGTTCGTTTCGTGTTCGTTTTGGGTTCCTTACTTACTTAGTGATCTTTAGCTTGCTCACTTCAATGCCAAACTTAGATGCAATCTCGTCCATCGTCAAGACGATTTCTTTAGCAGTTCGCTTGAGGAATTCTCGTTCACCGTGTTCCACTCCATTGACGTACCATTCTTTACCTCCATCGGAATGTTCAACTGCAGGACCGTCTTCACGATGAAGTTTTCCATTGACGAACCAAAATTTACTCCCATCGGCATATTCAATTGCAGGACCGTCTTCACGATGAAGTTTTCCATTGGAGTACCAAGCTTTACCTCCACCGGCATATTCAATTGCAGGACCGTCTTCACGATGATGTTTTCCATCGATGAACCATTCTTTATGTCCATCGGCATCTTCAGCCGCAGGACCGTCTTCACGATGGCGTTTTCCATTGACGAACCAAGATTTACCTCCATCGGCAAGTTCAATAGCAGGACCGTCTTCACGATGGCGTATCGTCATTGCTTTGTCCTTGTAGTAATGCTTGTCGCCATATTTGCCGATGTTAATGTATACTGGAGTCATAATGTGTTTTAGTGTTCGTTTCGTGTTCGTTTCGTGTTCGTTACTTCTGGATCTTCAGCTTGCTCACTTCAATCCCAAACTTAGATGCAATCTCGTCCATCGTCAAGACGATTTCTTTAGCGGTTTTAAGAAGGAATTCTTGTTCACTTAGTGAAACTCCATCGATGAACCAAGCTTTATGTCCATCGGCATATTCAACCGCAGGACCGTCTTCACGATGGCGTTTTCCATTGACGTACCATTCTTTATGTCCACCGGCAAGTTCAACTGCAGGACCATCTTCACGATGAAGTTTTCCATCGATGAACCAAGCTTTATGTCCATTGGCATATTCAACCGCAGGACCGTCTTCACGATGATGTTTTCCATTAGAGTACCATTCTTTACATCCATTGGCATGTTCAGCCGCAGGACCATCTTCACGATGAAGTATCGTCATTGCTTTGTCCTTGTAGTAATGCTTGTTTCCGTATTTGCCGATGATAATGTATACTGGAGTCATAATGTTCGTTTCGTGTTCGTTTTGGGTTCCTTACTTAGTGATCTTTAGCTTGCTCACTTCAATCCCAAACTTAGATGCAATCTCGTCCATTGTCAAGACGATTTCTTTAGCAGTTCGCTTGAGGAATTCTTGTTCACTTAGTGAAACTCCATCGACGTACCATTCTTTATGTCCACCGGCAAGTTCAACTGCAGGACCATCTTCACGATGGCGTTTTCCATTGACGAACCAAGATTTACCTCCACTGGCATATTCAATTGCAGGACCGTCTTCACGAT